TATTACGCCATGACACCTACTGTTGAGCATGCCTCTATAGCAAGCTAGGACAACTGACGCATCAATAATCGGCTGACTCACATACTGTATCGTGTACAAGTGACGAGACTGAGCGGCTATTAAAAGCGACCCTAAAGGTATTAGTCCAACCAGCGAATCGCTATCACTAATAGACTCTTGAATAATTAAACCATTCGTTCCAGGCACTGACTCTGGTTCGTCTACCTCAGAGAATGCACACAAGTTTGGAGCAAAGCCTGTCGTGTCTACTGCATACCAAGCTCTATCTTGGAACATTACACCAACAGCAAAGTTTGGCGGAGGTGGCGTAAACCGTCTAGCGTTTATTGCTCCGTTGGGTAGGGTGATTGGCATGATGCCGAAGTCGGCTCGCTTCGGGTCTTTTAACGAGCCATCGTCAATTGTGTCGTGATATGTTCCGTTAAACGCCGCATCAGTTCGTGCAATTTCAGCAACCTTAAACAAGATAACTATCTGGTCTCCTGTTGTTCTCCACAGTTGCATGCCAGCAACTCGGTCATCAATGTCAGCTCCATGACTAAACGACCACGTAAGACCATCCGAACCTTCGCCACAATCAACTTCGGTTCGTTCTCCAACAGAACTTGTAATCGGCCCTCTTTCTGTGGCAGGAGTGTCATCGTAATAACGAATATAGCATTGATATTTTCCAGTTAAGGACTTACTCATAATCGCGGATGCAGTCGCTTGAGTTCCAGCTATTTTTGCCGTTGGGGCATAGTTGTACGTGCCTTTCTCTTCTACCGTCACGGCATTAATCACACCATTGCCATCAGTTGTTGCCGTTGCCACAGCACCACCCGACAAACTTTCATTTGTGTTTTTTGTGAACTTGACATTTGTGTCTGCAAAGTATCCGTTTCCACCGTTTGTCACCGATACAGATGCCACGTTAAAATCGACTACTACATCTGCGGCAGCATTACTTCCACCACCACCAGAGAAAGATACTGTTACTGGCCCATCACATGTGCCGCGAGTGTTAACCGTGACAGAGGAAACCTTGTCTCCTGTCAGAACAGCAGTAGCGGTAGCATTTGCAATATTGCCTCCAGAAAAAGTCACAGTCGGAGCACTGCTATAACCAGAGCCCTGATTAGTCATTGTGACCGTAGAAATTTTTCCTGCTACGGTGACAGATAAAGTTGCCCCACCACCTTGCCCTCCTGTAATGGCAATATTTGGTTGTTGCGTATATCCAGTTCCACGGTTTTTAATTTGTATAGAACGAACTGAACCTGTTCCAATACGTGCCGTAGCCTCTCCACCACTGCCACCACCTCCGGAAATAGTAACTGTTGGTATGTCTGTGTAGCCAGTTCCACCTTCTTGGATTTGAATAGCAGCTAAACGCAATTGAGTGGCTGTAGAGTCTTTTGTGAGAGTTGGGGCTATAGCAGGCTTTCTCAAGCCGATAGGCTCCATCCTGTAGTTTCTAGCGTCCCACCGCAAACCGCGACCCATACCATCAACACCGTACACATCATTCTGTCGAGAGCGGAAAAATGACATAGGCCGGAACGAATCTGTGTGGGCATACGCTACAGCCTCTGCTGCATAAGTCTCTCCGTGTGACGTAAAAGTTATTGTTGGGTCAGATGTATACCCAGACCCACCGTCTGTAATATTAACTCTCTCGACATGTGTACCGGCCATGTGAACCACGCCAGTAGCACCTGAGCCGCCACCTCCAGAAAAAGTTACGGTCGGAGTAGACGTATAGCCAACTCCACCAGTTAGCATCCTTACTGCAATAACTTGTCCGGTTTGTCGTTTTTCTAAAGGCATTATATCACTATTAAACTTCGGTCGTGTGTGGAAATGTAGTTGTCGTTCTCGTCTATAAGGAAATCTGCCGTTGGAAGTGACGATGCATAAATATTGCCAGCGTCGTCTTGGTAGATAATTGTCTCGCCCGTTTTGTCTTGGTAGCGAAACAGCTTGACAATCGTGTCGGACGAATAGTCAACGGTTGCGGCAGGGTAGCTAAATGCAGTAAGTCCATTGCGCACTACAAGCTGGCCGGGGTTAATTACCTGCAAGTTCGTTTGAATGATTGCTGCACCGGGAGGCAAGACATATGGCGATGCGTTGGTGACTAGACCTGTCCATTCAGAAAGCTCGAGCATAAATTAACCTTCCACGAAGTTGTCTTCTTTCAACGGGCTTCTCCAACCATAAGTGTCCCATACCACTCGGCTTGATCCAGACATAGGTGCAAGCTGGTCTGACTCCATTCCTAGCCGCAAATCTCTTTGGTATAAACCAAACTTATCTTCAGTGTCTTGGTTACGTGTACGTGCCAACCAATATTCTGCACACGACAAGATGCAGTTAGTCATATGCGGAGGCGCATCGACGGGGTCGGTGACGATATATTTCACACCACTATAAGTGCCTATCGTGTTAGCTATATCAATTGCAGTTGCAGAGGTATATGTTGCTATCTCTACTTCTGCCTTAAAAGGATTGACAGAGTTTAAAGTGTCAGGATGCAATGTTGTTGTACCAACACGAAGGATAGAACCGACCATGTCAGAAGAGAATGAACTTGCAGTTCCTGTAATAGCAGTGCCGCTAGACGCAATTGTTCCAGCTCGCGAAGCTGTTTCATGGCCAGATAAACGCAACTGCCGTGGAGTTCTTCGGTATGTAAAATCTAAAGTCTCTGTTTGTGTTGGATACCCTAGAACCTTTAACGCAAACCCAGTAAGACTGTCAGGGTCTTTTACTACAGTCCAATAGGATGGGGAGCCCTGTACATCTTGTGCTCGCTCCATCTTCATTGCTTGGTCCGGAGTGACGTAACGGAAAGAAGTCCATGTGTTTTCGTCAATAGGAGAGTCAATGCTCCTGAAGTCTGACGGCATAGGATATACGGAGCGGTATAAAGTTGCAGCAGTCGCAGACGATATATTTGCGTTAAAGGTGAGCGTTGAGTCAAGGATAAGGGCGGAGTCGCTTGAGCGGGTTGCGACATTGGCTACTACATTCCCAATACGAACCTTGTAGTATTTTGCGTTGGCAGGAAATGCTTCCCCCGTTTGCTTGGTTAGCGTGTTTGTTGAAACGTCAAAAGTAACAGTCCCAGACCACGTAGGCTCAAAATTAATTCGTCCATGCGTGATATAGAATTCCCAATCTTTTATGTACGCCACCTCATCGAACGAACGCTGTATGGCAAGACGAATATCTTTTTGTTCTGCGTCTTGAGAGCCACCAAAGCTGGTGGTTATTAAATGTTCGATTGCATCAAAGTATGTAAGCATGATTTACTCTTGTATGGATTCCCAAAGCGCCATGTCGTCTGCGTAATAATCTCTGACTAAATCCTCTTGCTCTGCCGTCAATACAGGCTTTTCGTTCTTTGTCTTATTAATTGTCTCTAAAGGGACTTTTATTCCCAAGAAATCAGCGCACTCCTGCAACTGATCCATTCGGAAATGAGTGATATCGCCGCGAAAACGTGTTTGTGGGCGGAAATGAAAATTACCTGCAACCGTTCCCCTCAAGTTATCTAGGTTCCCATGCTCATTAATCAAATCATCTAGTATGTCTTCAACAGGACCGCATCGCTCTATTAAATTCATAAACCCAACAGCACTGCAAAATCTATCTACAGGTTCGCGAACGATTAAAGCAACAGGCATTTTGTACGGGCTAGTTCTTTTTGGAACCCACCTGTGTAGCATTTGGTCTTTTGTTTCTCCTCCGTTTGCCCACTGAGTACTTTTGTTCAAAGTGTCAATGGTTTCAGGATAGTACTGGCGTAGAATAGCGTAAGCAAAAGTTGACGTTGCACACTTAGCATTGAACGCAAGCAGTTTGTCTCCGCAGATAAAGTAATTCATTATGATCCATGAATAGAGTAATTGGATGCGATGCTCGGGTTATCGCTTCCTGTCCCTGGGTTGCCGCCGACAAAAATACCACCACCACCCGTGCCTCCACTCAAGTCGGTGTATAGCTGATTTAAAGCTGTTGCGTCCAAATCTTGTTCGTATAAATCCATCCCGCCACCGTAGGCAACTGGGGTTGTCGGACCATAGGGCGTACCGTATCCGTTTGAGCCAGAGAAATCTACGTTCTGCGCCCTAACTTCTGTTATGCTGCTTACCATCGCTCTACTTCCAACAACTCCGCTACCCGAGAACTTGCCGGTACTCCCTCCTGTGGCTCCTGCGTGAAACACGTTTAGGCTTGTCAGTCCAGATAGGTCTACAGCCTCGACGTTGTTTGTAGAACTCGAACCAATATCAATGCCCTGTATATTTCCCGTAACAGTTCCACCAGAGTTACACGGTGACAGTACAACAGTTTTTGCTGCACCAGAGGATAATCCAGAGATAGTTGTGTATCCGCCGCTTTGGTTGTAGTACGTTGGATAAGTGTTGTGTTCCTGTCCAATTACATCAGAGACACCACTCGACGATAATTTGAAATACCCTGTCGATGTGTTGCATGCAACCTTTAGTGATGTTGCGGCTGCTGGCAAGTAGAACCTAGCACTGCTGTCTGTGTTAGGAGTAATACCACTACTAGCTGCGGCTGGAGTTGCGGTAGCAGTACTGCTATATGTGCCGTCGCCCTCTGCGTTTATTGCCGCTACTTGGAAACTGTACTGCGTTCCGTTGGTTAGGCTTGTCTTCGTATATGTTGCATTGGTTGAACCTGTGCTAATGTAGGCTGCATTACCGGGGAACCCAGACGTTGCACCCCACTTGACCTTGTAGCCTGTGATAGCTGATCCACCTGTGTTGGTCGGTGCAGTCCAAGTAAGTACAGACTGTGTATCACCGTTGGTTGCAGCTAGGCTAGTAGGTGCAGCCGGAGTTGTTGCCGGAGTAGCATTAACCGAGGATGTCTGCGAACCAGTGCCTACTGCATTAACCGCTGCGACCTTAAAGAAATATTGCGTACCGTTAGTCAAGCTTGTCACGGTTTGTGATGTGCCTGACGGCGTAGCAACTTCACTAAAGCTGGCATTGTCGGTGGACTGATACACCTTGTAGCCTGTGACGGCTGTGCCACCGTTGCTTGCAGGTGCTGACCATGATAGTGCTACTTGGGCATTGCCATGCGTTGCTGACAAACTCTGAGGAACTCCAGGCGTTGTTGCAGGCACTGCGTTTACAGAGGACGTTTGAGTTCCTGTGCCTACCGAATTAACCGCTGCCACTTTGAAATAATAAGTCGTGCCGTTAGTCAGTCCTGTGATAGTGTGCGATGTGCCGGATGGCGTAGCAACTTCACTGAAGCTTGCATCGTCTGTACTTTGATAAACCTTGTACCCTGTGATAGTTGCTCCACCATCACTGGATGGAGCTGACCAAGACAGAGCAACCTGCGTGTTGCCTCGAGTAGCAGACAAACTCTGAGGAACACCTGGAGCAGTAGCGGATGCTGATGGCGTTGCGGACACAGATGAAGTTTGTGTTCCAGTTCCTACAGAGTTTACTGCTGCAACTTTGAAGTAATATGTTGTTCCGTTGGTTAAACCAGTTATTGTTTGTGTTGTGCCGGATGGAGTAGCAACTTCTGAGAAGCTTGCG